TGTTCTTTTGGTTTTGATATAGACATAACCTTATCTGCTCTAATTTCAATTGAGTCTCCATCTGAATATGGAGCATAAGGGGTCATCATTAATTGGACTGGTTTACCTGGTGCTTGTTGCGTAGGTATGATAACAAATCCTTTTATGATTGTAACTATCTTTGATCCTTCTGTAATTTTTCCAATAACATCTTCTCCTGTTACCAATCTACAGACTAATATTTCATCACTTGCCATTATATTTCTCCTTAACTATAATATACACCATTTCTCATCAATTGTCAATGCTTATATTCCTCATCAATAAGTCCCTTTAATCTTTTTTCTTCTTCACTATCAAAGTCAGGAAATTCATTCCTTGGAACAAAAGGTTTATAACCTTGTTCTTCCGCCTTAACATCATCTTCACCAACAATAGCTTTTACTTCTGGAACATAATGCTTTAACATTTCTTCTACACTTTTATGTAAGGTCTGTTTAGACATAGCACAACCTGAACAAGCACCTGCCAGTTCTAATTTTGCAACACCTAAATCCATATCAAAATCTAAATAATTTATAAACCCATTGTGTTGAGCTACAGCAGGGGCTATTTTATCTTCCAAGATAAATTTAATATCCTTTGCTATATCTTCTTTACTTCTTGTTTCTTCATTTACCACTTGAAGTAGCTCCTTTTTATTTTTAGTTTTTTTGTAAATTTACTGCTGAAGAACCTTTTTCTCCTTCAGTAATTTCAAACGTTAATTCATCACCTTCATTTAACTCTAAACTTGCTGCTTGAGCAGCTGAAGAATGTACAAAAACATCTTTTTCTTTGTCTTCTCGTTCTATGAAACCGTAACCCTTTGTTGGGTTAAACCATTTTACTTTTCCTTTTATACTCATCTTATCTTATTTTTCTCCTTTCTTGTCATCTAAACTATATTTTGTTGTTATTATATATTTTCTATTTGGATTAACCATAACATTAAATCTGTTCATAGTTTCCCTATCAAATAATATTTTTGATTTTTCATCTCTATCATCAAGTGTAAATTCTACATCTTTATAAACTCCTCCTGCAAAATCTACATCAAGTTTTATCACATATCTTTCTTCTTCATAATCTCTTAAACCACCTACACTAATTTTTTGCTTACGTACTATATCATTTGTAAGTGTTTTACCTTCTAATGACCAAGTGATTTTACCACCGCCTTTTTTTATTTTATCAGCGTGTATAACAGACGTGCCTGAATTACCTGTATCAAATTTACCTACTATACGTCCAACTGGATGTATATATACAACTTCTTTATATCCACACTCACTAGGTACTTTCTTCCAAGTATCTCTATTTTCAAAATGTTGTACTATTTCTTTACTTAAATTTCTTCCTGTTGCCTCTTCAATACCTTCTGTACCTGGAGATGAATTAACCTCAATAACAAATGGTGGATCTTTCTTTCTATTTTTTGATGGGATAAAATCTACTGCAACCCATTGACCATCTACTGCCTTAGCAGCTTTTAAACTTTCTTCTACTTCTAATTCTGTTAGTTCTAATTCTCTTACCTCCGCACCTCTTGATACATTACTTCTAAAATCTCCTGGTACAACATCCCTTCGCATTGACGCTAAAACTTTACCTTGCAATACTAAAACTCTAGCATCCCAATCTGTTTTAATATATTGTTGTAATAGTATATCAGAATCTTCATCTTGTTTATTGAGTAATTGTACAATTGAATCTAATGATTTTTCTGACTCAATGAATAAGACACCTACACCTTTTGAACCTCTTAATGTTTTTAAAATAACTGGAAACTTATCGTTTAATTGTTTAAAAGCTTCCATTGAATTTTCTGGATCAGTAACTAATACTGATACAGGTTGTTTAATTCCATAATCAGCAAGTCTTAATGAAGTTCTATATTTGTCAGCACATACATTTACACATTGTCTGCTATTGACTACACATATTACGTGCTTTTCTAATCTTGATATTAAATCTAACCAACTATCTCTACGTACAACTGAACCTCTAATAATAGCAATTGAATCTCTTGCTGAAACTCTAAACCCTTTTTTATCATCCTTGTTATGGAAATATAACTCACCATCTTCCTCGGTAGTTACATACCCACCAGTATTTCTATAGATATATGCCTTATGACCTAACTTTAAGGCTTGTTTCAATAAATTTTTTGCTGTATGGAAATTTAAATCATCTTCAGGTTCATCTGATATAATGATTAATCTGTACGGTCCAAAAATTTTAGCTTCTGTTATATAATCTTTGAATTTTGATATCTGCATTTATTCGCCATCTGTTACTGGACTTTCTTCAGGTTTTTTCTCTTCGGTTTTCTTTTTATCGTCAACCTTTTTACCTATATTATATTTAGCAGATAAAGTCCAGTCTTTTTTCTCTTTAAATGGTAATACCTTTATCTGACTCAACGGAGCTTTACTCTCGGTCATTTCTTTTTTAACCACATCTACTAAGCTCCAGTCTTGTAATAATAAAGTAATTGTATTTCTTCTTTGAATATCGTTTTCCGATAGCGTTGATTTTTTACCATCTAAAGCAAATAATTCCTTGAAATGGACTATATAGTATTTGCCTTGTTTATGTAGTATATGACAAGATTGGTATAAAGTTTTATCTTTTCTACTTGCTACACCAATTCTAGTTAATGTTTCTCGTACTTTAAGGAAATCGTCTGGTTGTTTGATAGTCACCTCTAACATATCACTTTGTACCCAACTAATAATTTCTTCGCTCATCTAAGCTTTCTCCCACCTTTTGTAAGTTTTATTTTAATATTCTCAATTTGGTTTTTTGAAAGTATGTTAAGAGCTTCTTTTGCTTTTGAATTACTATATCCATAATACTCTTTTATTAACGCTAAATTCTTTAACTTGGTTTGCGATAACCATTTACCTCCAAATCGCCTTTTCTTTCTTATACTATTTATGAAAAAGTGAAATTGCATACGTTTTGGTAGGAAGTGTAAACCATTCATTTCATTACTATGCATTACAGTATCATAAAACATAGACATACATCTATTAATTACATATGGTGGGTATTTCTTTTCCCAAGTAACATCATTTGTATCTAATAGATTTTCCTTGGTTTCATTTATCGCTTTAAGATAATCTTTAAGTTCATACATTGAATTCTGCCTTATCAGTTATAAAAGATAGAGCACCACCATCATATGTAGGTGTATTCTTTACACCAACACCTTCTGTTAATAAAATGTTACCTGATACTGATATTCTTTCTACATCTGATTTAAACGGTGGAACACTATGATGTAATGACGCTGGATATATCCACATTTCATTTACAACTGGTAATATGGAATGCTTAGTTATAATTTCTGGTTGGTCTTCACCATATTGAAATCTAATATGACCAGGACCAGGACCATTACCTTTAAACTTTGCACTTTCTTTTTTTATCTCTTCTGGTACTTGTAAAAATAACACAAAAGAATATGATCCACTATGAGTATGTGGAGGATTATATTCTCCTCCCTTCATAAAATTTATCCATAAATTTTGTATCAGACATTTTTTAAAAGGATGTATAGCATAATAAAATAATGGGTCGTGCTGGTCTTGTATTTTTCTAAAATATGGAATAAAATATTGTTTAAAATTTTCTACAAACCAATATTTATCTTTATCAGGAAATAAATTTTCTTTATCTAAATATCCTGCAAGATGTTGAGTATGTGATATAGTAGTTTGTCGTCCACGTTCTAGTAATTCCTTACACAAAACAGGACTAATTACTGCACCGCCAATTACAGGACCAAAATGAATAAATCTCATAATATAATATAATATTTAACAATGCCCATTACGAATACTGCTATTGCCGCTGTATTTAAAAATATTAAAGCTCTATCGTGCCATAACATACCCACTACAAACCAACCCATTAATCCTATGGTGTGCATATATAAATTGTATGGTGTTAGTTCTAAAGAAGTTAACGTCATACCTATTAATATAATAAAAGAACTTATCCATTTTATGTACCAGGACAAATCGTGTAAGGGTGTTATTTTTTTTACTTCAAATTTTTTCATTATTTAAACCATTGCATATACACCAAATATGGTACTAATATCGGCCAAACTATATGTTCAACAATTTCATACAGTACAGCAAGACTTAATAATATTGCCCACCATTTTGATGTCTTTGCTTTTTCTGAAAGCTTTGTAAAAAGTTTAGAGTGAAACCTTTGTATGCTTTGTAGTAATGCGTTCATTTTTTAAACTCCTTGTCCATAAATGGCTCCAGTGATGATTTATATCCTGACCAAACAATAGTAGCTCTAAACCCATTTTTAATATATTTCATTTCCCATTTTGTAAATTCTTCTGGAACTGATAATACTTGATTTATTTTTGGTAATTTTTCATCCCCATAATAAAGTTCATATCCTAAATAATCATATTTATCCTTTGTAAGAACAGGTCGTTTTCTAGTCATCTGTGCTAATTTATTATTTTGGTCTCTAGTAACCACAATAGTTTTTCTGCATTCAAAAAAAAGGGCCTCAAACTTTTTATAATCATTAAACAATTCAGTATCCATTATATATTTCATAATAGTTTGTGGTGATAGATAATGGTCATTTGTATATCTTTTATCTGGTGTTGTTGCTCCAGGTTCTGTAGAAAGACCTGTCTTAACAGGATATGTATCAAAAACCATTTGATAAAATGTCCTAGAGATTGCTCTTTCAGTGTGTTCATTCATACCAGGCTTCCATCTATATAAACTAGCTTTTGCAAAATCCCAAGTAGTTAAACAATATTCTTTTGCTTTTTCATCTATCATTTGAATTTACAATTTGCCATTACTTCGGTTAAACAAGCAACCATATTAATCTCTTGGTCTGCTACAAAAGCAGCCTTGTATTGATACCCAGCAATAACTAAAACTGCTTGTGGTATAGATTGTGGTTGTAAATATTTGTATAGTATTTCATATACACTTGAAAATAATGCTGATGGTTCTTTGTCTAGGTTTTGTATAACCCATTTTCTCATATCATTAAATCTTTTTTCTTTTAAAATCTCTATAAGTTTTTTAGTATCTACTTCAGTTAAACTGAATAAAACACCACTATCAATTTTACCTCTTACTGAATATCTTTGAAGTTCATTTATAGTTCTTCTAAAGTCTGGATAATATTTTTGTATTAGTTCTGCAAGTACTTTTGGATCAAAACCTATCTTCTCTTCATTTAAAATATACTGCAATCGTTTATGAAAGTCACTATAAGATTTATTTTTTTCACCATTTGTAACCGCAAAATCAATAACAGTACATCTACTATGTAATGCAGGTAAAATTTTATGCTTAAAATTACAAGTAAAGATAAATCTACAATTCTTATAAAATATTTCTATGAAAGCTCTTAATGCAGGTTGAACGGACTCTGGATTCATATAATCCGCTTCATCAATTATAACAACTTTATGACCTGCTGTTTCAGTTAAAGATACAGTTGACGCAAAATTCTTAATATTATTTCTTAGCGTATCTATATGGCGACCTTCATCTGATCCATTAATCATAATGTAATCAACACCTAACTCTTCACATAAGGCACGTGCTACAGTAGTCTTACCTGTACCTGCTGTACCTGATAGTAATAGGTTTGGGATTTCTTTTTGATTTAGAAACTGTTTAAAAGTTTCTTTTAATTCATTTGTTAAAATGCAATCTTCAATTTTTCTAGGTCGGTATTTCTCAACCCATAAATTTTCTGACATAATATGTTCACTACTTTCATTATATAATTAAAACTCACTGTCTGGTTCTAATGCAATCCAATATTGTACTGGTTTAGTTCTATTAACAAAATGACTTACTTTTTTAGTAGAAATTGCAACATCATAATCATCTGGTATTATCTTTAAATTTTCTGCTTTGAAGTATGCAACAAATTTTTTATCTGTTGTTCCTATAACAGCAGAATAATCGTTAGATGATTTATTCTTTTTATCAGTTGCAACTATTGTAATGTTTTTACCATCACCTGTTATTGCAATATCTGGTAAATTCAATGTAAGAATTCCTTTATTTAAATCTGTAAGACTATTGTTCTTTAATGTAAACGTCACATACTTATCAGGCATACTAATACCTTTTGTTGGATGAACAATTAGTGACTTATCTGCAAAAAAATATTTAATTGATGACGCTGAATTGGTATCTGAAATAACCAGATTTCTTGTACCATTGAATTTAATATCTGATTTTGTAAACAATTCAATTGCCCTTAAAAATTCTGGCAAATCATATATCGCAAACTCTTGCTCAAATTTATTATCAATGTCTGCCTCGGCAAGAATATTCTTTAAAGTAGATATTGTTTGTAATCTATTTCCTGGTTTAACTAAAATATTTTTATTAATTTCAGAAAAGTTTTTTAAGATTGTAACTGTATTAGTTGATAAATTCATATCAAATCCTCCATAATTTATAATACTATTTACTAATATAACACTAACTTAACAAAATGTCAATGTTGGTCTATTGTGTAACAGGACAATTAGGATTCTCTTGTAACTCTACAAGAGCAGCCTTTACTGTAAACAATTGTTCTGCTAATTCTGCCGCTACTACTTCTGCTGTAACTCTATCATTATCAGATACTTGTAATCTACCATTAATTGCCGCTAAATCATCTTCGGATGCTTTTAATACATCTGTTATTTCTGCTATTTCTAGTTCATAATCTTGTATTGTACCTTCAAAATGTGCAATACTATCCAAGTATCCTGCTTCTACACCAGAAATACCTACTTCAGCATTTGCAAGTTCTGCTCGTAATACATCTTTATCATTTTTTTGGTCTACAGTAATAATCAATAACGCAACTATAGCAATAACTGCCGCTATAGCCGTTCCTGATATCTTATCTTTTAACTCTTTAAGTTTCATTTATTTTCCTTATCAATTAATTCGCAAGTAACCTCATCTGCTTGTAACCCAGCATTTCCATCAAAAACCCATAAGTAAGAATAGAGAACCTGGTCCCCTTTTTCTACACATTTTTTTCCTAATGATATGCTTGGATTTTGTATGCTTGAACAGCCTATAAGAATCAAACTCATTAAAATCACTAATATTTTATTCATAATTTCCTCATCTATATTATTATATTATATATTATTATATATCAATAGTATTTATATGTCAAGGGTGGGCTAAAAAAAAATAGTGGCAGTATATTTCAACCGCCACTATCTATGTCTATGTTATTATTTAACTTGTATTGTTTTAAGTTTCTTTTCTTCTGGAATTACTTTTTCCATAGAAACTTTTAACAGACCATCTTTCAGTTCTGCACCTGTGACTTTTACATCACTAGCAATTGTGAAAGACCGTTTGAACATCCTTTTAGATATTCCTCTATAAAGAGTACCGCCATTGTCTTCTACCTCTTTTTCAGCCTCGTCTTTAACTGATTCGATAGTCAACATACCATCCTCTACATCTACATTAATGTCTTTTTTATTAAAGCCAGCTAATGCTACTTCAATATCGTAAGTATTCTTACCAGACTTAACTATATTGTATGGTGGGTAAGACGGTTGTATATCGGATATAAAATCGTCATCAAACATTGATTGAAAATTATCAAAGATTGAATCGAATCCAACCGATATTGGTCTTAACCTGTTAAAAATAGATAATGCTTTATTGGTCATATAAACCTCCTTTTATTAAGCAAAGTTATCGTTTGTGAGCCCTTAATGGCACTCACTACTACTTATATAAGTACTAATTTACAAATTACAAGCAGCGCTGGTAATTTTATTTTAGAGAGTGTGAAATTACCAAAATTTCTCCTCTTGAAGCAGCCCTAGGCAAAACTAGGTAATCCACTTGGGTCGTAGGTTTTAGAGTCTCCCCAAACTCCTACAAAACTATTGAGGTTTTTTTATTGCAGACCTCAAACTGCAACCAGTTTTGATAAATTAATATCGGGACTGGCATTCCCTTCCACGCCCCAGGTCTTATGAATTGCCTGGTATAGTATATTTATTATCAAAGCACAGGCAAGGAAATGCATAAATTCTATATTCTATCTTGTATAAGCTTTTGTTTCTTTTTCCAGTTCTTAATACCTTCTTTTTTCTTTTCACGTTTAATGAAAGATGGTTTTCTGTAATATTGTTTTTCTCTATATTCTTTCAATATACCAGCTTTAAGCATTTTTTTCTTAAGCACTCTCATTGCTTTCTCTACATTATCGTGTCTTACTTCTACTGTTATACTCATTATTTTAATAAATCTTTAATTGGTTCTGATAAATTTTCAACATTAATTCTTTCGCCGCCAGCATTATCTTGTTCTGACATTGGAATTGGTTTTTCTAATCTTTTTGGTATCACTTTAGTTATATTGCAATAAGTACAACATACATCATTTGATTCACCTAATGGGTCTGGATTATGGTAGTCCATACCATTATCAATTTCAATTTCACATACACAACATTTCATTTGTTTTGTCGCTTTCATATTAATTTCACT